GATCACTTTCTGGCCGCGCTATTCGGGGGCAATCGACTGGTGATCTATCGCGTCGAGCGCGACGAGGAAGTGATCGCAGCGTGCCGTGAGGCCGCAACGAACTTCTGGGAGCGTCACGTCATTCCCGACATTCCACCGCCCGTGGATGGCTCGGACGAGTGGACGCGCTTTTTGAAGTCGAGGGCTCAGCGGTTCGAAAAGTACCTCGACGTCGTGGAGCTCGATCCGGACATACGCGAGCAGGCAGTGGCGTCGGTCAATCTACTCGCTCTCGCCAAGGAAGCGGAGAAGGATGCCGAAGCACTGAAGGCGCTACACGGCAATCGGCTGCGCGACCTCATCGGTGAGCACGCTGGACTCGTGCTGCCTGGCTCGCGCGTCCACTGCAAGCAAAACAAGCCGAGCCAGATCGTGGACTGGGAGTCCGTGGCCAAGGTCTGCGGACAGAGCTTCCCGCATTTCGACGAGGTCGTAAAGCTGAACACACACGAGAAGCCGGGCAATCGGCCCCTGCTGCTCAAGACCACGAAAGAGAGCAATCGACCATGAGTAGCAATCCCGCAGGATCATACTCCCCTCAGTCGCTCGCCAAGGCCGAGCCCCAGGGCCTGGCCACTACGAATGAGACCGCGTCCTCGGTCCTGGCCGCGCAGGCCAAGGCCCTCGTCTCGGCCCGGTACGAGATCGCGATTCGGCAGCCGCGCAATCTCGACCTCGTCCGACAGAAGCTGCTCCTGGAGTGCGAGCGGCCGTCGTTCGCGGCCGTGGCGATCTACCGCAAGCCAGTCGGCAAGGGGATCGAGGGCCCGTCGATTCGGTTCGCCGAGGCTGCGCTCCAGAACATGGGCAACCTCGCGATCGAGACGCCGGCAATCTACGACGACGCCGAGAAGCGGATACTGCGCGTGAGTGTGGCGGACATCGAGACCAACGTCACCCACAGCAAGGACGTGACGGTGCAGAAGACGGTCGAGCGCCGGAGCGTGCAGGACGGTGACACCGTGCTCCGATCGCGCAAGAACAAGGACGGACAGACGGTCTATATCCGGCTCGCGACCGATGACGAGATCCTGAACACCGAGAATGCGCTCGTGTCGAAGGCGCTCCGGACGACCGGCCTTCGCCTGATTCCGGGATGGCTTATCGACGAGTGCATGTCGGCGGTGCGCGCCACCCGGATGAAGAGCGACGCGGAGAATCCGGACGCCGCGAAGAACAAGCTCTTCGACGCCTTCCGCGCGCAGGGCGTCACGGCCGAGGCGGTCTGCGAATGGCTCCGGCATCCCGCCGACGCAATCCAGCCCGCCGAAATGGAGGAGCTGCGCGGAATCTACACCGCGATCAAGGACGGCGACACGACGTGGGCAGAGGTCATGGACGCACGGTGGTCTGAGACGCTCGACCGGAGCGCCAAGGCTGCGGACAAGGCGGGCAAGGCGCTCGATCCCGGAGTCGACCCGCCGAGCATGAGCACCCCGAAGAAAGGGACGGCAGCGGTCAAGGCCGCGATCGCGAGCGGGAAGCCCGCAGCGGCCGGCGGCGGCAAGCCTCCGGCATCGATACCCGAGCGCATCGCAGCTCTCCGGACCGAGATCGCCGATCGCGTCGGCACCGAGCACGCGAAACAGGCGTGGATGGACGCATGTCGCGAGTGTACCGGTGGGCGGCCCTCGACGAGCTGGGACGACAAGGATCTCCAGGCCGTCGCGGAGTACCTGGCCGCGTGGCAGGCGCCGGCCGTGGAGCGCGAGCCTGGAAGCGACGACGGGGACGACGAAGGCTGCATATGAGCACCATCCGTCTCCGATTCGGTCCACGAGACATCCGCAATGTCGATGTACGAGCGATGGATTGCCCGACCCTCACCTGTTTCGTTCCTGCTACGCACACTATCCATTCCAGCGTCGGCGCGTCTGGGTGCGGATCGCGAACGACCAAATGGTACGAATGCAAGACGCGGGACCGTGGTGGTTGCCCGACAGTAAAATCCGATGCCGTCCCGAAGCGGTACCGGAAGGTCAACGGAACATGGAGGCCCACCGATGGATAACGTGATCGAGGACGGCGAGGTCGAGAGTGCTACAGAGACAGAGTAGGCATCACCACCATTCACCAACCAGTGGAACTATCATGATCGACCCAGACAAGGCGCAGAAACAACGCGAGGTACTGAGCCGTAGACGCGACCGTTACCGGAGGTCACTCCGTAAGGGCGGCCGAAGCGCCGGCAATGTACCGGTTCCGACTACACCGTTCGAGCCGATCTCGATTGAGCAATTCGCTTGGAGTTCACCGGGCGGGAGGGGATGCGCGTGAGCCCAACGCCTCTCATGTTCCCGCCGCTTCTTCCGCACTCCCCACGCCGTTGCCGGAGCTGTGACGCGCCCATCTACTGGGCACAAACCGTTTCCTCCGGCAAGGCGATGCCCGTGGACGCGGAACCCGTACCGGACGGCAATGTCGTCCTGCTCGATTGCGGCGGGACCGTCATCGCTCGCGTGCTCGGGCGCGGGGAGACGCCGCCACCTGGGGCTGTGCTGCGGAGGGCGCATCATTCCACTTGCCCGCAAGCCGACACATGGCGGCGGAGAAGACGCTGATCCGCTGCGTAGAGCCACGGATCCCCGAGAGCGGAATGTGACGCTCAGACATGCGGCGCAGGGGAGTCAGGGGCCGGTAGCGTCAGGAGCCCAGAACGAGACGCCGTCCATGTAGTAGGTCCGACCGGAGAACATCGTGGCCACCAACACATCCCCCCAACTGCGGGAACTTGGGCGCACACGTGCAGCTCCATGCCGAGTCCTGCTGGATCTCGGAGCCGTCCACGGGCGGCACATCGGGCGAGCCACAGGCGGACCCAGCCGCCGCCATGCATAGGCTCAGAATGATGGCGACGCTCGCGATGTCGAGAGTGGTGCGAAGTTTGCGGGACATAAGATTCCTTTCAGGGTCGGTAGATCAGGCCAGCCTGCCCAGCAACCAGGCCGGGGCCGAGGGAGAACTCGAGCACGCCTTCCAAGTGGCTGAGGATCGGAGGGGTCAGGACGATGGCCGACGCGAGGTAGCCCGTGGTCGCCATTCCTCCGGCGATTCCCGCTCCCCACCCTGGCGACCGCCGGAGCGGCAACGGCTCAGCCTTCGACTCGGTGACCTCGGTCCGGAAACTCCCGCCGAAAAGACGGAGGCGCGGCTCAGGTGTCATCCGGTAGGCCTCGGCTGCTCCGACGAGGATGCGAGTACCCGCGTCGGTCTGGAGCACGGCTTGAGTGACCTCGATCTCGCCGGTGTCGCCGTCAGAAAGCAGGCACGGTGACACGGCCGGCGCCGTCGGGTCCTGCGGATCGGGAGTGCCTGGCTCCTTGGGGGGCTGCCCCACTGGTACCGGGCCCGTGCTCGCGCGCACGACCAGCACGGGCCGCGCCTCGAGCGCCGCCTGGGCCCTCTCCAAGGCAGCGGAAAACGTGGCCGAGGACGCCCTGGCCTCGTCGAGCTCGGCCTGTAGAGTCGCCCTCGTGGCCTCGTAGACCCGTTCCAGCCCGGCCTTGTCGGCGATCGCGTCATCTCGAGCGCGAGCGAGCGCGGCCGCTGCCGCGCCGGCCGCATTGCAGGCCCGGGCGAAGAGGAGCACGACGACGAATAGCCCTACGACCAAGGCGACCCACCAGAAGGCCCGGACCGCTGACGCCACCGCATCGAAGCGCTCACCCCACGTCATGCGGCTCCTCCTCCGTGATCTCGATGGTAGCTTGCTGATCTAGATAGGTGTCGGCCTCGAGTCGCCTCTTCTCTCGCTCGCGTGCATCCTCCACGTCGCCTCCAAGCACCGCGATCACCGACCCAAGACCATAGTGAATCGTCTCTAGAATCAGGACGACTAGTCTCAGGTCGGTGCATGACAGCTCGGTCATATCAGGCGGGCGGAGTCGACGCCGTCTTAGGCGGCACGAAGATCTTGGTGAAGAGGTTGTACCCACCGGCCGACATGATCGCGGCCATCAGCGCGTCGAGGATCGTACCCACCGACAGGACGCCGGCGGCGAGTTCGGTGCCCAGGGTTCCGAGAATCGCGATCCCGATCGCGACGATAGCGCCGCCCCGGCTCGTCTGCGCCCAGGCCCAGCCTTTGAGCAGGAAGGTCCGGACCACGTAGACGACGCCCGTGAGGATGAAGCCCACGAGGATCGGCCATTTTCGCCCGGTGAAGGCCGTCAAAATGCCAGTGACGACGTCACCAGGGCTAGTCTCGACGGGCGCCGGCGCCGCCTGGGCGAGCGCGAGAAGGGGAAGGACGACGAGAACGATGGCGAGGAAAGACCACAGCGAAATTCTCTTCATGGAGCAGCTCCTTTGTGAGGGTCGAACAGCGCGTAGGCGATGACTGCGCGTCTCCAGGCGGGCAGCTTCTCTTCGACTTCTACGCCGAAGAGCCTACGCGCCTGGTCTTCGGCGAGACGGATGAAGCTCGTCCACTGGTCGGGGTGAATTGTCTGGCAGCCCTCGCTCCCGGTCAATCCGCGAGAGCCCATGTGGATGTTGATTCCGAATTCTCCGGTGTCCTGGTAGGGCGGGTCGCCGTCTCGCGTCACTGTCACCTTGCCGGCACGCTGGCAGAGCGCGAGGTACTTTCCCTTGTGCTCGTCGAACCGATAGACGGGCCAGAACCCGTTGTTCAGCGACGCCATCCCCTTCTGCTGTCCGAAGCCCTGGCCCTCGAGGTACTTCGAGGGATCGACGTTGCCGTTGTAGCTCGCGGTCACGTACTGCGTGTGGATGAAGATCGCGTCGTCGTAGATCCCGCGGTCGTTCCGGTTCGCATCGCCCATCGACGCGAGGTAGTAGCCGCGGATGCCCACGATGAGCAGCGGAAAGTCCTGGGCCTGCGGATACAGCTCGAGCAGCTTCTCGAGCTCGGCCGTCGACAGGCGAGGCTTGGAAGGTGGCAGTATGCTCGTCATGCGACCGGCACCACCTCTGGGCCCACCAGCGCATTGACGACGATCTCCAGTTTGTTCAGCCGGGACTTGAGAGTGCCTATTTCCCGCCCGTGCAGATCGACCGTTTCCTGCATGGGCTTGAATACTCGGATGATGCTCGATTCGATCGACGCGATCTGCTTTACGCCCGCGAGCGCGTGCTCGGATGTCTTCTTGTTTTCGTCGACGAGCACCCTCGTCTCACTCAGCATAACGCGGAGTTCATGGAGGATGATTCTCAGCTCAGCGATCAGGGCCGCGGCTGCCGCCTCTTCGAAGCTTCGGCCACGTGCTGGCTGAGTGGTGCCGGATGGCTTGCGGCGTGGCATCACGGTGCTCCTTTGGCTGGCATGCGGTCGATGATGTCCGTCACTCGATCGGAGAGCCTATCGATGCGTTCGGTGAGCTGCTGCTTCGTCATTGCGATTTGCACGCTGAGTTCATCGTTCTTTATGTGCGAGCGGGTGACTGAGCCAGCACGCTCCTTGTCCCTTTCCTCGATAAGCGAGATGCGCGTCTCGAGCCGAGCGGTCATCTTCTCCGCTACTCGGTCGAGGATGCGTTCCACCGTCGTCTCGAACTGTGAGCTGTCGGTGAACTCCTGAAACGCCGTTCGGAGCCACGCCCGCACCCGGCCCAAAATCACAAGGATGCTCGCCACGAACGAAAAGACCACGAGCAGCGCAATCACCGCGTAGATGAGGAACGGCGTCACCGCTGGATTGAGGGCGGTGCTCATGGGGTTGCACTCGCGCGCGAGAGCGCGCAGGAGAGGGCGGCGAGGGCCAGGATGGCGAGTAACCTATTCACAGTAGGTCAAAAGCCCGGGTGGTCCGTCCGCCAGAACGCGATGAACGTGTTCACGAACGTCTGGTAATTGGACGGGAGCGTAGCCACCGAGCGCGTCGACACGGAACACGAACCTGGAGCAGCCGGATCGCTTGTCGAGGGGCAGACCTCAATTACGCCCGTGAAGACGGTCCCGCCGTTCTTGTTGCTGATGCAGATTGATCTCCACTGTTCGTCCGCGTAGGTCGAGGGACCCGTGAGTGAGACGGTAAGGGCCGCTGCAACGCCGGCCGCAGAGACCGCGAAGAGAAGAAGTGTCGTTCGGATTGCTCGTTTCATGGTGCTATCCTCCGGTTGTGATTGTGACCCACGAATAGGTATCAGCAGCGGCTTTTAGGCAAACACTAACTGTGTCTGTGACGCCCGCGCCACCATTCACGATCCACAGCGTGTTGCGCTGCGTTGCGTCACACGTAGGAGCCGCGGCAGTATTTCCGATCCCAAATCTTGGCATGCCGCTAGGAAGGATCGCAGCAACCTTGGTGGTGCTGTTGTTCATTCTGATCAACTCACCCACGGTCAAGGCTCCAGCAGCAGCATTTATGCCCGTGAACGTAATGGCGGCCTTTGCAGCGTCGACTGTCGCATAGGTGAGAATGGTGACTCCTCCGGTGTCAGGATCGCGCCCTTGGAATGAACTGGCCTGAACTGCAGCGGATGATAAAACCGTACCATTTGAAGCTGTCCAATTGTATTGACAGTTGGAATCCAGACAGAGCTTTGACCCTGTCGCCATGGACAAGGCAACCGCCCCGCTAACCGCCGAAGTGGTCAGGTCCCGCGCCGTTACCCCGGACGTGGTCGAGATGTTGCCGGAGGTCCCGAGCGACGGAAGCGCGCCGCTGGGAGTCACGGAGCCGGTATCTGTCCAGGTCACCGCAGGCGCCGTGACCGTGGCCATGAGAAGTTCCGCGCCAGTCGATCGGCCGTACACCTTGTAGCTCGTGGCGCCTGTGACCGCACCCCAAACGACGACGATGCCATTCGATGCGGCTCCGCCGCTCACCGTGAGGCTCGTCTCGGTCGACGCCAACGTTTCACCCGCCGCATCGAGCGCACTCACTCGGTAGTAGTAGGTCCCGTTATTGAGCGTTCCGGTCGTCGCCGTGAAGGTCGCGTTGACCGGGGTTGCCAGCACCGTCGAGACGAGGCCTTTCGTCTGGACGGTTCCGGTCGAGACCACGCCCGGAGTCGTGACGGGAGCGGTGAACGTGCCCGAGCCGCCGGGCCGGCTGAGCACCTGCCCGAAGGCGAGTGCGGGGAGGAGGGCGAGAAGGAGGATGGCTTTCATGGCGGCCTCAGTACTGCGGCGGCATTATCTGGGGAGGAGCCATCCCTTGCGGTGCCATCTGCCCACCCTGCGGCATCTGAGCGCCCTGCTCTTGCTGCATCCGCTTCGCCCTGAGCGCCTGGAGGTACGCCATCACCTTGCGCTTCTGCGGGGTCATCTGCACCTGCCCGTCGGCTCCCGCATTGTCCCCGCGGTACACGGGTAGCTGCAGGTCAGGGAGCGCGGTATCGGTCTTCGGTCCAAGCTGCACGTCTGGATAGTAGTTCTCGGCCATATTTCCTCCTGGGTCTACTCTACATCATGAACGGGTGAGCCCTCTTGCGTCCCACGTGGCACAGAGGGACGATGTGCTTGCAGGGGATAGCCGGATCCGGCGACAAGGCGGCTTCCCACCCTCCTTCCCCTGCATTCCAGTGGGTTTGCCCGTGGGAGGGCATCATGCCGTACCTCTTCGCAGTCCTTGCGGTCCTGTCGCTCGCGCTGTACGTTCTCGGTCCTTGGGTCGTAGGTCTGATCCTGATCCCCGCGTTCCTTCTCGCCAAGGGCTTCATGCGCTGGATGGGTGTTGCCCTCGTTGCGCTGGCGCTTTCCGCTCCCGCAGTCTCTCGCGCCGAGTCCGTTGAGGACTGCATGGAGTACGGGGATTGCGTGTTGGCGAACCACTCCGTGCTCTTCTGTCATAGCTCCATCCGTGATCATGTGAAGTGATCGGTGCGGGAGTCATCTGCACCTCTACGGCTCCGCCAGAAAATGTATGCAATCAAGATACACCCTGTCATTGCCACTGAAAGCACTGCTGTGTGAGGCCGCCGTGATTGATCCGTCGCTTGCGACCGAATAGAGTCCTGCTGCATATCCAGCAACCGAAGCATCGTAGGTTTCCCCAGTGAAAAAGCGCGTATTCGCTGGTCGGTACCCTGTCGGAAGCACGAAAACGATGTTGCTTGCTCCAGTTGCCCACGTTGCGCCCCCCTTGAGATGAACGACACCATCTCGGTCTTTCCAGTAAGCCAATCCGCTGATGGCTGTCCAATTGGCCGTTGGCGTGATTTCGACTGGCGAAGGCGCTGCGAACGAGTCCCCATACCGCATTGCGTCGGTTGCGGCAGAAGGAGCGCCCAGGCCGGACGCCACGCCGCCACCCAGCGCAAGGCCCACGAAGAACCCCTTTCCGACATTCGAGACGTAGGCTTTCTCGACCCCGGCCACCCGAACTGAGAGCGCCTTCGCCGCCGCATTGGCCAGCGCGTTCACGTTGTCGAGAATCACGCCCACGGCGGTTGCGCCGTCCGCGACGTTGCCTTTTAGTGTAGCCCCTACTGCCGCAAGCGTTGAGACGAGACCAGAAGCCGAGTTGAGGTTCGGTCCGATCTGCCCGTCCTTGTCGATCGAGAACTTCTCGACCGCGTTATTCAGGATCGAGAGCAGCTTCGCGCCGGTGGTGGTCAGTGCATTCGCGGTGTCGATGGTGACACCCACGGCCGTCGCTCCGTCCGCCACGCGTGCCACGAGCTTGATCAGCGCCGTCGTGAGGGTGATCAGATCGACCCCGGCAAGACTGAACCGCACATCGTTCGTTCCGGCCCGGTACAAGCCCGTTGTCGGGGCCGCCGAGAAGGTGATCGAAGGATCGTCGACCGTCCCGTCCGCGAACTCCATCGGAACGAGCATTCCGCCCTTGCCGCTCCGACTGAGCGAGTCCTGGATCTCGGCCGCGATGTCGTTCAGCGTGTCATTCGCCCAGGATGCCTCGATGACGGTGTCATCGACCACCGGGTTTCCGGCTACGAGGGCGAAGGTTCCTGCTGAGTTTCGGGGCATCTCATTCCTCCTGAAGTGACTCTGACATCGAAGTGGTTCCGAGCGACTTGGCCGCGTTGACACCGCGCTCGCCGAGTTTTCGACGAAGAGCTTCTGTGATCGCCTGGGCTCGGAGCTGTGCCGCCGTCTGTCCGGTCAACAGCGCCTTCGGGCCTGGCTGGTTCGCTAGATAGGACATCGGTCCTGTCGCCCAGCCGAGCGGCCCCACGGTGAGCAGACGAGCGCCCGTGGTAGGACTCCGCGCATCGAAGGACTCTCTCCCGGCCCTGGAGAGCCTGCGCAGCTCCCCGCCCGCTCCGCGCGCGAATCGGCCTGACTCCGTGGACTGCTTGATCGCCTGCTGAAGTTGGAACGGACTGAACCCGGCCGGCGCATCGCCAGCACGCGCTACGGCCGCGGTACCGACCATGTGCTGAGCGTACTTCGCGTCGACCGAGCGAAGGTATTGGGCGGCCTTCGCCGGAAGCTGCGTTTCCAGCGTGTCGGTGACCGCCTTCTCGGCGTTGGACAGGAGCCGCTCGCCCGCGAAGTCCTTCTTCTGGCCGGCGAGCCGGATCGCTTCCCGAATGTTCGACCGCATCTCGAGAAGGGCTCCGGCCGGCACCTTGGCCACGGCCCCCTTCTGGCCCGGGAGCAGAGAGAGCTGGTCCTGTAGAAATCGGGCCACGACCTCGCGCGTCTCCTTGGTCGCCATCGCTTTGGGGTCGGCGAGCGACTGGGCGAGCGCGCCCTTTGGGCCGCCCAAAGGGATACTTGGCCGTGCCCCACCGCCATGGATGGCCGGATAGACCGGAACGGCCTTGACGGGCGCGTAGGCCCGGGTGAAGGATCTGTAGATCTCTGACAGTTGGCCCTCGACCGTCTCTTGGGTCGGAATCTTGACCCCGCTCGGCGTCCCCTCCTGAAGCACCGCGCGCTGAAGCGCCAAGGGCCCTGCGGCCCGCTGGGAGGTGATCGCTGGGCCGATTCCGCCCACTGACTGCGCCGCCTCCTCAAGCTGCCCCAGGGCCGAGCCTGGAGCTCCCTGGCCGATCGTGGTGGGCACTCCCTTGCTTGCGAGGTACTTCGCGGCTGGCGTGAGCTCTACGAGTCCGCGGATCCCCTTGCCGAGCAGCTTGCCAGCCCCACGTAGAACCGCCCCACCGACCGCCCCCAGAGCTGCTCCGCCCAGCCGGTTATCCGGACCAGCTTGGACCGCTCCAACCGCCGCCCCCTGAGACATGCTTTGCTGGAGAGGCCGCGCCAAACGTGCCGCCACCTTCGGGAGACTCTTCCCAGCCCCTACCGCCAACGTCTTGAGTCCACTCCCGACCCCCATCCCAACCGGCAGAGTCGCGCCCACCTCCCCGATGAATTTCCCCACTTTGCCAGGGGTGATCCGGCCAGGCCGCTCAGACAGAAGGGGCCTATTCACTCGTTCTTCCTCCGCCCACTCCGAAGGTGTCGGCGGAACTCCTAGAATCGTTCCCTTCCTGTAGATCTCCTGTCGCGTCAATAATGGAGCCGGAGTCGTCGCCGCTACGAAGTGAGCCGCAATATCTTGCGCGTTCATCCACACGTTCTTCATGCCGGCCCCAATACCGGCCCTAAGTTTCTCGGTCGCGCTCATTCCCTCGAGGACAGAAGCATCTTGCCTCTTCTGCCGATCTGCCAAAATCCGGCCCTCGATCACCTGGACGGCGCCAACATCCCCGGCATTCTTGGCCCGGCGGAGGGCCGCTAAGTGCCTCATTGTCGGATCGGTGGGGGATGTATCGATCGGCTCTGGCATATGTTACCTACTCATAGTAGCTGTCCGGGTTGGCGGTAGGGGCAACAGAGGGCGTGCCCGCTCCGTCAATGTCAGCAAAGATAGCGTCAGCCCATGCCTGTGCCCGATTGAAAAAGTCGTTGAACTCTGCTGCTTTTTGCGGCGGCAACTTCTCTTGTTGCGCGCGGATAGCCGCTACAAGTGCGCGCAGTTTACGGCCCTGTTCTAGTCGCGACTCTCCCGGGCTCGGAATGTATCTCACCGATAAGTCTCTGATCTCCGAAGGCGGCACTGCCGCGCCTGACTCGGCACGCACGATCGGTTGCGCCGTCGCCCTCAAAATGCTTTGTCTGCGGAGTTCGTCTTCGGAGGATAGTTGCGGCATACCCCAGTCCCTAGCTCTGTTGGCCACGGTCTCCTTTAGGCCGCGCATGCCCGTGGCGGGAAGGATATCCTTCCCGAAACGTATTGCCTCATTCAGGGCCGCCTCGCTCTGGCGCAAGAACATCGCCGCTTGACCTTGGGTCTCCGTGAGCGGCTTCAGGTATGGTTGCTTTCCTCCCAGGGCGGCGCTTCCCATGAGGGGCGCGGTTTCTCCGGTCTTCTTGTTGTACTTGACGATCCCGCCCGACACCGGGTCCGCAATCGCCGACCAAACATCTTGGCCGAGACGTTTGTTTTCTAGGTTGAGCCGCTGCTGAGCAATCGCGAGCTGCTGGCGCTGGTAAGAGTCTTGCTGATCGAGCCGGCGCGTGGCGATGTTGGCCTGCGAGGCATCCTCGATCGCTTTTCGCTGCGCTTCCTGGCCCGCCATCGCCATCTTGAGCCGCGACTGTCCCGCTTGGCTGAGCGCTTCCCCGCCCTGCTGCGCTTCACTCACAAGTCCGCCGCCGACTCGCTCGATCGATGGATCCCCAGAGAGCATGCCGGCCGCGCCGATCTGTCGTCGCTGAACGAGCGCTTTGCGGACCGCGTCGGCCCGTTGCGTCGCCGTGGGCTCGTCGGGGGCGGACAGGACTGAATAGGCGTCAATCTCTCCACGTGGCACACTGCCCGCCATGGCTCCCCGCGCCGCCGTACGCTGCGCAGAGATCTCGCCGAGCCTTCGGTTGATGTCCGCCTCTTGCTGGTATCCTCGGATACCCTTCATCGCTGTCACGGCGTGCTGAAACGGACTCGCCTTGACGTAGATCCCACCCACCATTCGGCCCTGCGCAGCGGGCGCGTTCTGGAGTTCCTTCGCGCCCGTCATCTGCACGCCGAGCCGCTTCTCTTCGTCGGACAGCCCGCCCAGCGCCATGATCTGGGAGAGGATCTCGGGGTCGAGGTCTTGGATCTCGCTATCCATACAGGCTCCCGCTCGCCGAGCCGTACGATGCCCCGGCCGATCCCCCGTAGCTGTAAGGATCCTGCTGTTTCTGATCCCCTCCGTAACTGAACAGCAGGGGAGCGGCTGCCGCGATCCCTTGGATTAGATTGTCCTGCTTGGCTTGGCCTGCATTATACGAGTTCAATTGCGACTGGTATTGAGCTTGAGCCGCTGCCTGATAATCAGGAGCGGAACCAACTCCGGACGGAGAGAATTGTGGCTGCTCCGGCATACTGACTTGCTGGCCAGACTGAAGCGAGTTCATTTCATTGATTGCCTGTGAACGCGCGCCCTGCTGTTCGGATAGTGCGGATTGGCGAAGCTGGTTCTGGTAGGCCGAGATCGCCTGATCCTGACTGAGCCCTTGCGCCGCCGCCTGGTTCATGAAGTTTGCTTGGTTCGTTGTCTCCGCGACGCTCTGTTGGCGCGAAGAAAGATCCATACCGTAGGTCCTGCTCGCCTCAGCGCCGCCGCCCTGAATGGCCGCGTCGAGCGCGGTCTGATAGGCGTCGGACTTCGCCATCTGGAACTTTCCGACCTCCGCATCGAAGGCCGCATCTCCCTCGCGTAGCCCCTGATTGTAGAGCCGCGTGCGAAGCTCGCTTTCCTGTTCTTGAAACTGTGGGTCAAGCCGAGACGTTGACCGGTTATAGATCGACTGCTCAGCCCGATTGCGCGCCTCGTCTCCGGTCGAGAGGTCGGGCGCGCCACTGAAATCGAGTCCTGTCGCGAGATCGCGAGACTGAAGAGATCCCCCGGCCGAAGGAAGCGCGTTGTAGTTTATGCCTTTCCCGAGCGCGGACCGAGCCTGCGGAAGCATGCTCTGCGCGATCTGGTTGCGTCCCAGCGCCGTCGCCGACTGCGCGTCATAGATCTTCTGTTGCTCCGGCGAAAGCGTGGTCTTCTGTGACCACCCCTGTGAGTCAGTCGCGTTGACTCCGCGCAGTTGCATCGCGGTCTCGAAGTCCGCTTGACTGGCGCTCGGAGATAGCAGATTTCTGCCATCGGGGCCAATCAGCCGCCCCTCTTTCCACATTTTCTTATAGTATTCGTACTCTTGATTAGGGGTCGTCTTCTCTGTCCAAGTCACGGACCCTTGCGGCCCTGACGTACTGTAGCGATTGAGCCGCGCCTCATAGTCGGCCATCTCTTTGCTGGCCGCCATTTGCCTTTCGGTAACGTCCCCCTCGAACTTAGGAGGCTTGATGTTGTTGACCGCGTCAAATCCAGCGCTGATACCAGCGGCCGCAACTGGAATCAATTCATACGCCATTACAGTATCCCGCCTTCCGTCCACGATACGTCGAAACCAATCAAGATCGTCTCAGCGTGAGAAGAGCCCTTCCACGCGATCGCCATGTGCGTACCGAGGCCAACCGCGCCCCGGACATGCGAGGTCGGTTTGAGCCCGCTCGACCATACGGCAGCGCCCCATAGACCCGTGCCCCAAAGCGATCCACTGCTGCCGCTGGCCGCTTCGAGCGCTGTCGAGATCGCGGCCTCATCGAAGTCGTATCGCGCCTCTTCAATGCATCTCGGGTTTGCGCCATTGATCCGGAGCAACGTACGGATCATCTGAATCTGTTTCTGTTGGATGTTCCCGTTCGCCTGGAACGCGGACAGGCCGCTCCATTCCACGTCATAAGCCGCCGCAGTACTACCATCGATCGCTATGTTGTCATACTCTCCGTCATTGACGCAGACTCGGCCGTCAGCGGTGCCAAAGTAGAGCTTGCCCTTCCAGGTCTCCGCGCAAGCGAGCGGTAGATCGATCCACTCGCTCCAGCCCTTCGAGCTGAGAGACATCACGAATTGCTGTTCCGGTTGGCCTTGGTATTGGGGTGTGGCGATAACGAGCGCGCCCTCTTCGGGATGCATACGGATCTCCCAGCCCGACATGTCCTTGCGCATCTTCATCGTCTCGGCGAAAAGCGGGCCGAGCTTTCGCGTGGCGTAGGCGTCTGGACTCGCAAGCTCGCCGCCAGCCAATAGCTTCGACAGCGGGACCACGCCCAGGGAAGTGAGCAGCAGGATATCCCCGCCGAAGTCGGTCGCAATGCGTCGCCCGGCTGGGATTCCTCCCACGAACCACATGCCTTTTTGGCTGAATGCGTTCGCGTCCGACGGATCGGTCCCGTAGTAGACCGCCACGTCCGCGCCTCGACTCACGGCCACAAGGTAGTCATCGACCCCTTGGCCTCCGTCGATCGTCCAGTTCCAAAGGCCGACTAGCGCGCCGCCGTGGAGAAACTTGTTGCCCCAGTCGAACTTGGTGACCGTTCCCGTGACTTGACCCACTGGCAAATACCACATGTTGGCCGTGTCGCGCTCGACGAAGAGAAGCCGGCTTTTCCAGAGGGTGACGAACGCGAGCTTGCGTGGATCGACTCCATCGATCTCGCCCGCGCCCGATCCTCCAGCCACAAGGGACCATGTATCCGTCGATTGCGTGTAGAGCACGTATCCGTTCGCTTCGTCGCAGTAGACGAAGAAGTGCCCTGCGATCGTGACGAACCCGGTACCGACGCCCCGCCCTGAGTTGCTGTTCGAGGCTGGAAACGTGTATCTCCGCGTTGGGGTGGCGCTTGACGCTGTCACATCCCAGATTCCCGAGGTTGTGCATGCGAAGAGCCGATCCGCCAAGGCGTCATCCGTCGAGCCAGCGAAAGACAGGATCGACCTCACCGCTTCAGCGGGCGTGCCGAGCCCCGTACACCAGTCGCGATGGCCGGGCCGCCCCTTCAGTCCATACTGTGAGCCGCACATGTTCCGCAGCGACAGACAATCGCTCGGCAACATGGCCGACGCCGCGTCCGCGCGGTTGATACCGCCCATCGGAGCGGCAAGGTGGCCGCTGCGCTGGATGGACGGCCGAGGCTTGACGGAGCGGGTGAGCATGTCAGGTTCCGAAGGTGTCGGGGATGTTGCTCACGTCGAGGAAATGCGGACCCAGAGCCGGCCCTACGAGCGACAGGACAGGCGAGGCCATGTCATTGCCGGACACGCTCGCCCACGCCTGGTTGAAGTCGGCGAGCGCCGCTGAAGTGTCAGAACCCTTCGCTTTGTGCCACGCCAACGCAAGCGCCGCCGTCACGAGGTACGGATCGAAGAGGATGGTGTCGGTCGATGCGGACGGATAGTCCGCAGTCGCCGTCGTCTGTCCGGTCGGCATAACCCATAGCCGAGAGAGGTACTCAAAGGCGATCGTGAGGCTCCCCGCCGTGGGTTGCGGCCAGAGGTGGATCTTGTCTCCCCAGAACCGCACGTGGACCTGAAGCGTGGTCCCGAGGTCGTTCGCGGCGAGGTATTGCCAACTCGCTGGATCGAGCGGCCCGCCGAGGGGAAGCACCCCGGTCCGGTCCCAGCCCGTTTGATCGATCATCTTAGCGAAGTCGGCCGGGAGGTCGTAGACGTTCGTCCCCGCGACCGTGACGAAGCCGTGTTGCTTGACCATCGAGGTCCAGTCACGAGCGAGCGCGAGCCGGCGCCCAACAGTCTTGAGCAGCCGGCAGAGTCGGATGAAGTTGGGATCGCTCGACCCGAACGGATCCGTCACGACGGCGAGGCCGACCGCAACGGCCGTGTCATTGATGATCGTCGCCGCCGTGTCGAATCGTGCAGCCATGCGCGCTACCCCTTTCGGCTGGGCTGGTTCGCTTGGATCTTGGCAATCTGTTCGTTCTGCTCTTTCAGTGCGCGCTTCAAGACCTCAATCTCGCCGTCGCGCTTCGCAAGCTCGCTCTGCATCTTCTGGGCGCTTGCCGCGCCAACCGAAGCATCAAGGTACGCCTGGGCTCGCTTCCGGAGCTCCAGGTGTCCCGGCCCCATCGCCTGAAGATTGCCATCCGAGAGCCCGGCGAGCTGTTCCACCGTCCGTACATGGAAGAACTCCAGATTCTTGATCTGTGATGCGCTGGGTCCGCCTGGCCATTCCTTGAGAAGCGTACCAGTCACGCCGTCCTGGTCCTGGCCAGACTTCCACGCCTGGTAGCGAGCGCGGAACCGGGGGAGGTACATCTTGGCAGGCGCGACGATCGTGTTGTCCTTGTCGCCCGGGGGGATGATCAACACCATCTCGGTATCTTCGAAGATGGGCCGCCCAGCCTCTTTCGACTTCTGTGGATTCTCAACCGCATCCGTGTAGAACTCGACGTGAAGTTTCTCGTCCCCTATAAAGGGGTTGCCTGACAACGTCTGCTCTGCGAGTGTTTGTTCCGAATTGTCTGCGATTCCAAGCACGGGGCATTCTCCTTTGGTAAAGAGGCCCGCCCTCACGATGAAGGCGGGCCCTTGCGACTACGCTACGTTCGCGCCGAGCCACGGATAGCTCAGCGCGATCAGGAACTGGCCAGTCGCCGGAGTGTCCAGCGCCGAGGCCGTCTTCGCTCCAATGACCTGCTGGCCACCGGTCCCGGAATCGTCGAGCGATCCGGCCGTCGCCGTTGCGAACACCTTCGCGTTGTCCGCCAGGCTCGCCAGTCCGAGGGCGATCGCGGTGCCGCGAATCTGATACCAGCCATATTGGCTGGCCACGTTCGCGGACATTGCGATCCCGACAGAACCGACGATGGTATCGGCCACATCCGAATCAACCAGCGCGGTCGTGTGACCGTACGGGTTGATTCGGACTGCTGAGCCGATCGCCGTGTCGGCAACACCGACGCAGTAGATGAACTCCCCCTCGCCATACGTCGAGTCGAACGCCGTGATCTTGTGACCCAGCGAATGCTTCTGAGTGGTCGAGGTCTCCGTGATCGCCTGAAGGCCAATCTCGGGATTTGTGATTTTCCAAGCCATGATTCATTCTCCTTTCCGGGCTATGACTACTAGTCCGAGTCAACCAGGCGACCATGATAGCGGCAGCCGGACATGGTGAGGTTGCCGGCGAATGCAAGGATCTGCACTTCGGCGTCCTGGTTCGTGGCGAACCGGCGATTCGGTGAGAGCGGAACGATGTTGCGCTTTGCAGCGGGACGCCAATGAATGTAGTCGGTGTTGAGCATGAACATCGTCTTCGCCGTGCATGCGCCGCCAATGCCGCCGTCAAGCACCACATCCCCGCCCTTGTACTTGTAGGACTGGAAGCCAGCGTCGGCCATCTTCGGATCGGTGATCCGCTGAAGGGGCTGTAGAGCCGCCTCGAAGAGCGCCCACATCTGGGAGTCACACGGGTACAGGTCCGGCTTGATCGTGCCTGCCACAAGCTGAGCCCATAGGAGATCCATGCCGGCCAGGATCGTCGCCGACGTGTAGCCAGCCGCCTGGTAGATCGGTCGCCAGAAGTTCCAGGTGGTGCGATTGATTCCGCCGTACGTGTTGGTGACCGTGATCGGAACGGCTGCGCCGAGTCCAGTGATCTGCTTGCCGCCGCTGCCCGTGCCGTCCGAGTAGAGGCCCACCGACAGGTTGTTGATCATGGTCTGCTCCGCGACCGTGATCCGAGCCTCCATGAGGTCGATCAGCGCCTCCTTGCCCGTGTTCTGGACGTCCGCCTCGAGCCCGTTGATCATGACGGGCACGGCCGCTTGCTTCCACGCGAACTCGGCAGCCGTGATCACGTCGGCCGGGGAGACCTGGAGCTGTTCACTTCCAGAGTAGTACATGAAGTTTCCGTTTTCGGCGTAGCTGATCGGTTGCACGATCTTGGTGCCGCCAGAAACGGTTCGGATCTTGCCCTTCGCGGACAACCGCCTTAGAACAGCCGTGTTGTTCGACATGTTGTCGGCGATCTTGGGAGCTCGATACTCCAAGGTCGTCGCAATGATGTCTGAATAGTTTGTGTTTGGCCAAGCCATTGCTCACTCCTCGAGAAAACCAAGCGTGACTATCTGCGCGTGGATGGCCCTATGCCATTCGCTCACGCCCCGTCACACGAGGGGGCTTCGAGGGTGAGTGGGCTTGGACTCCAGCTCTCACCGACTGCTGTGCTACCTGGCGGAAACCTCTTCCATTGCCGCCTCGATGTCGCTCCTTAGATCCCGGGTCCGCGTATCGCTATTGCCGGCCGACACCGTGGGTCGAGACCTGATACTGCTGGCGGCCTGCCGAGCCCGTTGCGTGGCCCCTTGCGAGGTCGCCGCGGACTCTGCTGCTTTCCTCTGCGCCACGATGGCCCCGATCTCTGGGTTCATGGCGATTGCACGATCATACACCGTCTCGAAGTCGGGTTCTACGTTCGGGGTCCGCCTCGCCATGGCCTCATAGAGCATCTCGAAGTCGGGTAGCACGTCGGCGAAGAACTCATGAGAGTCGGCGAAGGCGTCGATCGTGCCGGTCGCCTCACTCACGAGGCGCTGGTCCCGTGCGCTCTGCTCTTGTTTCGCGCGGGCGATCATGTCGTCAACGCGCGGATCTCGGAACTGCTGCGCCTGCTGTTGCTCCTGTGGCATCGGCTGGCCGGCGAGCGCTGCATCGAGGGCCTCAATCGGTACTCCGTATTGATGCACCATGGCGGCGATCATCTGCGCCTTATGTCCCGGGGGGGCCGTTCGGAGCGCCACCGAGGCCCGCAAGAGCGATTCCACGGCCTGCATCGGCGTCGAGCCTTCGGCCCTGATCATCGCCTCAAAGGGCGCAACAGTGCGTTGAAACTCGGCGTACCCTTTGGATGCTCCAGCCGCTTCACGTTGCGCTGTTTCAATCTCGCGCTCGCGCCGTACCGCATCCGCCTGGACCTCCGGAGGGAGCGAGGCCCACTTCTCTCGGGCGGCCGGCTTCCAGGACTGCGGGGCCTTCAGGGTGGGCTGTGCCACGGGAGCGGCGACCCCTTTGGCGGGCTGAGACGCCTCATGGGCCGCCGCACCCTCGCCGTCGGACTGGCTTGGCTTTGCCGCCCCGTTGGGCTGCACCGCGCCGGCCTTCGGTTTCGCTGCGAACTTCCCGCTCTCGTCTCGCGCTCGGCCGGACTCTGTCGGTGCCGATTCCTTTACGGCCTCCGACTCGGTCGAGGTCGTGGAACTCGACGGAGTAGACGGCGCCGGCTCGGACTCCGTCACCGAGTCATAGGCAGCCGCAAGATCGTCATGCAGCGTGGTCTCAGCCTCTTCCGTGCTCATACTCAGCCTCCTCTACAGCAGTTCGTAGCCGTCGTACCTGCCCAGCCCCGTCGCGATGATCTTGATCGTGATGTTGCCGCTCGACACCGCGCCAGCGCTAACCCCATAGGCCACGCGGCCTGCCGGTGAGTCGACCTGGAATCCCGCGCCGATCGGAATACAGCGCGCGCCCGTTGCGGTCGTCGTCGCATCCCACTGCGGCTGTGGACCCCAGAGAAGCGAATAGGGCTCTTGCGCGTAGGCCGTGAGAGAGAACGCCGTGGTGATGGTCTGGCCGGACTCGGCGCAGACCCAAACAGAGAAGCCCCCCACGCCGTTCAGCCACATTCCGGCCGCCGCATCGGCAGTCGCTGGCGTGAGGGTGCATGATGCCGCTCCAACGCCCTGCCGGCTGCGCGTCGCGCCCGTAATGGCGCTCCATGTGCAGTCCGCTGCGAAAGAGGGAGCCGCAACCAGCAGGACCAGAAAAGCCAGAATCGTCTTCATCGGTTCGCCTCCTCTAGCATCTTGTCGATCTTCGACAGTTTCTCGCGTTGCTTGACCGCGGCACCACGCCCAGAAACGCGCTCAGGCAACAACGAATTGAGCGCATCAGACCCGGCTTCCGCATCCTTCGCGGTTTCGTCGTCGTTCTTTTTGCCAAAGTTTCTCAGCGCCTTCATGATCGCTTCAAAGCGGCTCATCTTCGTATCTCCTTGGCGGCCGGTAGCCCTTCTCGACCTCATAGATCGACCGGCCGATGGTCTCGCGCCGATCTTTGGCATCATGGCGCTCGCGCTCTTTCTGCGCCTTCCGCTCGGACAGGTGCTCCGAGTAGTCGCCCGCAACCGCGCACCCCGTGGCCTTCAGGTACTCGCGATACTTCCTGCGGGAGTCGACGATCGTCCCGTCCGTCATCCGGAGGCCGTCATAGTGCGCCTCGCCTAGGACCATCACGCGGCCATCGCCGGTGGGCTCATGGTAGTCTTCGGCGGGAACGAGCTCGCCGATCCGGTCATCCCAGATCCATCGGCCCTTTTGCGGTTCGGATGACCCAAAGGCGCGCTCATACCCCGCCTCGAAGTCGGCCGTGTTGGCTTGGGAGACTACCGGCTCGCCCGCGGCTATTCCTCTCATGGCATACCTCCAGGCATCACAGGGAGAGCAGCCGGGCTGAACGCCGCTTGAGCCTCCTGTTCCATGATTTTGCCTTCGGTCTTCTTGTCCTCAATCGCGAGGTCGCCTTGGATCTGAAGTTTGGTCTTCGCCATCCCGCCATCGAGCTTCATTTTCTCGACCTGCATGCGCGGATCGGGGCGCGGCTGCTTGGGCTGTTCGAGCGCTTTCTTCGCGCCCGCGATGGCCTGGTCGAGCACGCCCTCGATCTGCGACGATCCCCGGAACCCCGCCATGACCCACTTCAGGATCTCCCAGAACATTGGCATCGAGCCCGGGATTGCTTGTGTCGCCTGCATGAGGGAGGGAAGGAACGTAGATAGAGCCCCAAGGAACTCGGTCCGCTCTTGTTTCAACGCCACAAAGTCTGTCAGTGAAACCGAGTCGGGTTTCACGCTCACCCGATAGGCGAAGAACTGGTCCTTGATGAGCCGCGCCGCATCGAGCGCGTACGCTTTGTCGGCCGTGTAGATGATGTTCGAGCGCTCGACGATCGTCTCTACGTCAAAATGCTTCGAGATGATCTCGGCCCGCACTCGCTGTGCATCGCTCGCGAACCGAGCCACATCGTCTTGAAGCCGCTGGACACGCACGCTCGCGAACTTCGCCTTGAGCTGCTGCGCTCCGAGCGTCTCGTTGGGATTGGTAGCGCCCCGCATGATGTCGCTCATTCCGGAGATCTGGTAGAGTAGCTGGATCTTGCCGTCGAGCCGCTGGGAGAGCTTATCGATTGCCGCGACGATCTGGTCGAGCGGCATGAAGTCGACTTGCCCCTTCAGCCCGCCCTTCTCCGCGAATGCCGCCCAATTGTCGACCGGATAGAGCTTGTTGCCGCCACCCTTGGTCAGCATGCCCGAGATTTCGCTCGACGCCTTGTCATAGACGCCCGTGACCCGGATCGCCTCCTCTAGCAGTCCAATGCGCTCACCGAGCGTGTCAATCTGATTGTACAGCACGCGCGAGATCTCGTAGTCCGGCTTCGGAACGTATCGCGAGGTGGTGCAATTCGCGATCATTGGCGGCGGACCTGGCCAGAAAGCATCAAGGCCATACGGATCGTCCTTCATGTCGAGGATCGAATCGCAGCCCTCGACCCACCAATAGACCTTCTTGTCTTCCTTGCTCCAGATCTCCCAAACTTCCGCGCGCTGCCAGGGATCGGCCTCGTTGCCTGTGCCCTGCGTGTCATCGCGCTTGCGGCCCTTCATCGGCACGAGGTCGGCGATCGTCTCGCCGAAGCGCTCGACAAGCGCCTCTTTCGCCATATACGCGCGGTATGCCTTCCATCTCAATTCACCGTAGTTTTTCGCCGGGCTCCAAAGCACGTCCCGCCAATGGCAATAGTCGGTCTCCACATCCTCGAAGGTCTTCACCTCTTGCGTGAACGCGGGCGCGACCTCGACCTCTTGGCCGGTCATCGGGTCGAGCTGCGTCTTGGCCGGCGTCTCTTGGGTCTCGAACTCAACCACGTACCGCATGCGGATCTCGCCGAGCGCGGCAATCAGCCGATCCTCAAGCGCGAGCTGCATCGACTGCGCAAATGTGTCTGAATCCCGCTCGATATCCGTATTGAGTAGCCGCTCAAGAGACTCAGCGGCCACGCGCCCCACGTCATCCTCGGAGTCGGCGAAGCGGCGCGCCACGTCGGTCGTGGGCGTCTTGCCATAGAGTAACGCCTGAAGCGTCGTGATGTTCGCGTGGTAGAGGTTGAATCGGCCCCTGTCGATGTCCGAGTCGCCCTTGTCGCCGAGGTAGCACGCCACCGCCTTCGTCGCCTGGCCGTGCCACTTCTCGACCTCCCGGCGAGCCGCCGTGATCTCCATGGTCCAGCGCTCGGCCCAGCCGCGTGGCGAGTCCTCGAACTGCGCTCGGCTGTCTACTGGCTCAGGCATCAGACCCTGCCCTCTTCGTGCTCTTTCCACAGATCGTCGAGCGTGAAGCTCTGCGAGAGCGGCGGGATAGGCAGCATCTTCGGCGACTCGACCGTCCGTGTCATTCGGTCTGAGGCCTTCGCCACGCACGCGAGATAGCGCCAGGCGTCTGATGAATGGCTCGCCCAGTCATGGGACGGCGTGCGGCCGTAGTCCTGCGTTACCTCGTTGTACTCGTAGTGATAGGAGTTCAGCGCCTCGATACCCGCCTCGCAGCGCGAGTGGATGCGCACGGGCTGCTCGAGTAGCCATCGGCCCGCCTGGATGCCGTCCATGAGCGACAGCTCAGGCCCGATCGCAACCGCACTCGCGCCGTATCGAGCGAGGAACAGGTTGAGCGTGCTCACGCCGGTCTGAAGTGTGCGCGCCCGCGCGTCATGAGGGAGCCAATGCTTGACGTAGGTGTATCCTTTGCTGTCGAGCATGTCGAAGAAATGCGACAACGCCTCGCCGTGTGCCTCGTAGTGGTCAATCACATCTGGGACGTAGTTCTTACCCACGCGCCAGAACCATATTGACGTTGAGTCGCTGATCCCGAGGTCCCACGAGGTGAACACTCCGTCGGCCGGGTGATCGAACTCACAGATCCCGCCGCGCGCATCGAGTAGAGCCATCTGCACGCCCCAAATCGATCCCTGATCTACGTCCGGATACTGGCCGTCAACGTAGCTCTTGATCCATTCCGAGTCCGCACCCGCCGTCAACCGGTCGTAGTAGCCCGGCTCCAGGTTGGCGATGTTCTCAGCTTCAGCGCTGCGCCCGCTCGGTTGCTCGAAGATCTCATAGAGCGAGCGGTGCGCTTCGTCCACGTTTTTGTGCTTCGTGAAGAGCTGATACCCCCAGTGACTCTTCGCCCACGGGTTCGTGTCCATCCAGATGCCGCGCCATGAGCAGCCGCCTTGCGCCTTCGATGGATAGCGGCCCACGCGCGTCTGAAGCATCTGGAAAATAGCGTGCGGGACCTCGCGCGACTCATTGACCCACGCGCCCGTCAACTCGAGCGACAGGAGCTTTTTGATGTCCTGCGGCCTATCGAGCGCGCGGAACATCACCTCGGAGCGCACGTCATCGAACCGCAACTCGAACGTGAACTCTTGCTCGCGCCATATGCCGAGCTGCTCAGGTATCCACTGCTCAAACGTTTTGCGGGTAGTGTCTCTTAACTCCGGGTACGTGTTGCGGATCACCGCGAACCGAGTGCGACGGAAACCATCTGGGCCCGGCCGCTGCTGGCTGGCTCGCCTGAGCACCTCCACGGCGCACGCGCTCGACTTGCCTGAGCCCACGGGACCGATGATCGACCGGACGAATGCATCCGAACCCAGGAATCGCCCTAGAGTCGGCGGTGCATCGTATTGTATCGCGACGGAGGCCACCTACCGCCTGAGCCACGCGCAGCGCGAGAGGGGGATGACGATCGGGTCTTCGCCCTTGAGCTCGACCAGCACGCCGAGTGGATCAATCCGCATCGCGACGACGTTGAGCCCGGCCGTCAAACGAGTGCCGAACCCCAGAATGACCTTGGGGCGATCCGCCAGGCTAACGAGCTCAGCGACCCTGATTGAGCTCGGGTCAACTGGTCTGGGCACGGCCGTGGGCTCCTGGGGCGTGGCAATGACGGGGGCCTCGAGCTTCACCGCCGGCTCAATGTGCTTCTCTCTCCGTCCATAACTCACAGTCTACCTCCCGGGAACGACGATCAGCGGGACCTCGCCGGCGCCGCGCTCCACCGGCTCAGGATCAGCAATGGCGACCCGCAATTGCTCAGCCGCGCGCCGCTCCCTGAGCCGACGCATGCGCCAGCGACGGAAGAGCGGGACGCGAAGGAGTTTGAATTCCTCGAGCGTCTCTGCGAGCTGCTTGGTCGTGCGAGCGAGCGCCAAACGCAGCTCGATATTGTCCTGCTCTAGCTGCGAGATATGGCCTCTCAGGGCCATCTGGGAGGCGCTCACTCCTCCCCCTTCACCACGCCGTTGATCACGATCGAGACCGCTAGCTTCTCGCCGTCTTCGCCGGTAATCTCGGTTCGAGAAAGTTTCGGGACAAAGTATTCACCCAAAGACAACAGCAGCTCGAGCGCCTTCTCGGGTTTCGACTCGGAGGTCTCCCTAAACCACGCGTTAACATTCTTGATTTGCGATCGAAAGACCTGCTGGAATGCCTCTCGGACCTCTTTGGTTATCCCGTTTGGGACGCCCTTAGGCCTACCGGGTCCGCCTCGAAGTAGACCGGTAGTGTTACGCGCCATCGAAAAGCTCGCTTCTTAGATTCGTGTCGCGGGGCACCTTCACGTTGCCAGCCATGCCATAGACGAGAAGAAAAGTCAAGCGCGACCGGGGTCCAACAACGGGATCGCTGGCTATGTGATGGTGAACCAGGCCAAGACCCTCAACAGCAAGGATGGCTCGCGCTATCGCGCTTGCCGTTGATCTTAACGTTCACTAACCGTATACCATGGTTGCCAGGCCATCACCCTCAGAAGCGAGCAAGGAGGGGGAGTCTCTGAGCCAGTCCCCCTCAGGACGCCACCCGAGGTTTCATGATCGAACCAACCTGCGGACCACTCAGGCCGATCCGGTCACTGACTCGTTTTTGGCTTACAATTGAATCACTACAGGTGTGATGATTCACCGTAATCACAGACCCACACGGGAGTCGTAGCATGGGCAGCAAGCACTATTCGCGTGCATCCCGTCAAGATCATTCGCTCTTTTTTTTTAAGGTTGCGTTTTTGTTGTGTTTTTGGTAAGTGCTTTTCGATGGCTCGCATCAGGACAAAATGGCGCGCTCGGTGCTCAAAATGCGGCGGGGCGATCCTACAGGACGCGATATGCGAATTCCAGGGCCGAGGGAAACTGTATCACCTAAAGTGTACTCGGATACCGATCGACACGTGTTCGCGTGCATGGAGGGAGTATTTGGGACCGAAAATCACTCCTCCTGTCGGACCAGCCGGACTGACTGCGCGGCTCAGGAGTGCCTGGGCATGACATGCGCACCCCACCCTCAGACCGCCTGTCATGGCTCCCCGCTCGCGCTCGGCCCGGTTCGATCTGGGTCGGCCCGCTCGGCGAACTGGCGCGCGTGGAGCTAGACGGGTCAGTCACTCTGATCCGCGGTGGTCCCTGCGGCCGGCCGCTCGAGGAGTTGCGCCGAGTCGCCGTAGCGCCCGCTTTCTCCGCGCGAGCTCGACGCCTTCGCGCCACGCTCGCGATCTGACCACTCGCTTCGCATCCTCGGCCGCGCACGCCTGGTCGAGATAGGCCCGGCGCGCGACGTCCTCGGGGCGAAGTTGGTCGTGCTGGAATCCGTGACGATTTCGACCCAAAGCGCACAAATTGCGTTAAGTCGCCCAATCATGTCCAGATTCGCGTCCCGGTGGACCTGGGCGCCTCTCTGGCGGATTGCCTCGCAGGTGGCGCGGGTTCTGGCTAGGGAGGCAAGGATCTCGTCTCTGGGGGCAACCTCGTGCGTTTGGTGGGGGGTCATGTGGGCCTCCTGATCGTGATCTCAGGGGTACGCATCGCGCCGCGGTAGTTTGCGGCCCGCTTGCATGCCGCGATCAGCTCCGGGCCGGTCGCGTCCCTGTTCTGCCCGACAGGGATCATGTCGGTTCCAATATTCGCGGCGACCGGGTCGTCTACGGATACAGTCCCATCAACGTCATGGACCGTGATCACGGCATGCCACCCTTTGATCGTGGTTTCTGGCCGTTCATCCCACTGGATCGTGATCCTGCAATCCCGTACGCCGATCCTCTCTCTGTTCGGTTGCCACTTTTGAATGCGGCTCATGGGGTTCCTTTCGGGTGGGTCCTGCGTTCGCGGAGGGGCTCGCGTTGGGTCGAGCCCTACCGTGAGGGCGGACTACGCCCAGGGAGTCAGCTCGTCTCGGACGTAGTCGCGAGCCGACTTGGCCGACGTGAGGAACGGGCGGGCGCAGGCGCTTTTCTCGACTCGACCCGACACAGTCCACACCCGAGCGGTGGTCTGGTATCGGCGGCCGAATGCGGTGCGGATCACGTCGGTGGTGGTTTCGGTCTGGGTCAGCGTGCAGCCGCGGTAGGTGGTCGTCATGTCGGTCTCCGGGGTCAGGTTAGTGTGGCGTTTCATGGAAATAGGTACTGCACACGGAATGCCAACGCGCTACCCGCGTAATCATTAAATTTTTCGTTTTCGGCCCTGCGTTACCAACTGCGCACTGCGTATTCTATTATGCACCCGCAACCCCTTGATTCTCCTCGGAGTGCGTCAAGTGTGACACGGTTTCGGTGCGTAATCCGCTTCGCGTGTCTGTTTTGACACGGCAAAATGTCTAGGAAATACGCATACTGCGCTTTGTGTTCTGGTTGGCACTCGGGTTGCAGTACCTAGAAATGTGACGAACGCAACCAACCCCCACGGAGACGAGACCATGACCACGACCAGCAGCGCCCCCTCCAGCTACATCGTCCAGACCGCCGCCGCCCCAATGCCGAATAGCTGCTGGGGCGTCTACCGCCGCGTCGCCGTGCTCGAGGTCGAGCCTGGCGTCGATCATGTGGCCATGATCTCGGATCGCGCTCGAGGCGTCCGCCGCGTCGTCCGGACCTGGGAGGCCCGCAACGTCGGCACCACCCCGCGGTGCGCCTACGAGCGCGCTCTCGCCGAGGCAGAGTCGCTGGCGGAGCACCTCACCGCCCGATCCATCCGCGCGCATCACGTGTCTGCCCTCGGCTATCGCCTCACGGGTGACTAGACCCCCTGCCCCCCTCCGGAGGGGCGCCTACGGGACGGGCCGAGCGATCGACCCTCCCCGCGGGCTCAGGGTAGCCCACCCGGGCATTTCGCTCGGACGCACAAGGAGTGCATATGCAGCAGACCAAGATCAAGATCCACGTGTCGCAGAAATCGGCCATCGCGGCTGGACGGACCAGCTACGGCGACCAGGTAGTCACACTGAGTGACGCGGACGTGGCGGCACTCACGCCCGAGGAGCGGGAGGAGATCCTGCACCTCATGACGGGATCGCACCGCGACAACGAGCAGACTGTCCGGCTGAGCGAGATCGTCACCGACAACGACGGCCTAGCCGGAGTACGCGAGGCGCTCCAGTCCCTCCGCGCGAAGCGCCTCGAAGAGGAGGCGGAGAAGGCCCGCAAGCACCGAGAGCTGATCTCGGCGATCCTCGCTGCGCCGGACGACGAGCTGATCGACGGCAACGGCGATGTGCGCGAGCTCTACTCCTCGACCTACGCGTCGATACCATGGTCCGATCCTGCGCTCGCGATCCGCCGCGCGGCGATCGAGGGGACGATCTCCGCGAGGAAGGCTGAACTCCGCGCCCAGGCGGAGCGACTGCTCACTGAGATGCGGGCGGACGCGAGCGCCTATCCCGACATCGAGCTCAAGGACTGCCACGTCGGAGGGCATCTCCGCGCCTACCTGACCCAAGAGGAGCGGAGCGAGGTCGACGCGAGAGGGAGGTCGGTAGACGCAGCGCGCAAAGCGACCGAGATCGCAGCGGAGGAGGCGCAGCTCCAGCGGTACCGTGACTACGCGCTCACCGGAGCCGCGGGCGAAGCGGCGCAACTGGCGGCGGCTCAGGGCTACGACGTGCGCACGGCGGTGCTCGACGCCATCGAGGCGATCCTGCCCGAGACGGACAGGACGGAGACGGCCCACGATAGCCCCGACTACGAGTGGGAGGAGCGGTCCAGCCCGTCGCTGTCGGCGCTCCAGCTCCACGCGCAGCTCGTGACGGCCGTCGCGGCGGCCCAGATCCCTGAGTGGATCACGGTCGAGGTCTCGCGCATACAGCGGATCACCGAGCCCACTCCGAGTGACGAGTACGATGACAACGGCGAGCCGGCGAAGGCGGCGAGACACACCGGCGTGGTGCTGACGATCACGGCGCCGAAGGCCATAACCCGTTATCGATTACATTACTCGGAGTAACTGCCTACGCCCGGGCGATCTCCGGATCGCCCGCCCACCTGACCCTCGGAGACTCCGGGGTCCAGGCGGGCGAACCCTGAGAGGAGACACCATGAGTGACATAGAGTGGAACGAACAATGGAGAGACGGCGCGGAACACCAGCGCACCGAGGACGGGATCTGCGCATACCCGGGGTGCGATCACCCGCTCGACGCGGGCGGGCTGTGTCGTGGCCACCGCGGTCAACGCGATCGAGGCGTCGAACTGCGCCCGCTCCGAGAGGTCGGCGTCGGCTACGTCTCGATCTCGCTCAGGCTGAGACCTGAGACGATCGAGATGCTGCGCGCGATGGTGACTCCAGGTCGCACGCTCTCGATCACGGCCCGGTCACTCCTGGAGGCCGCGACCGGAACGCTTCCACCCAGGTAGACTGGATTGGGAACGACGCCGGTGGCGCCCGGAAACCGATCCGGTTTTCAATGAAAATCGTAGCTAGACTGGGGAAAATTGGCCTATTGGAAATCTGAAATCGAATTCAGATCCTTCACGGAGATCAAATCGCCCTCGGGTTTTTGGGAGGGGGCGACTCGGTCCAGGCATCCGCCCAAGCATCTCCCGCGGGATCCTCTCGGATGACGCCCCTGCAATGGTTCCGCCGTTCGAAGTCATCGGAGGTCTTGCGTATTGCGAGCGCGGTGGAGCGCGCCGCCTTCGTGCTCGGCGCATAGAATCCGATTGCCCTCCAAGCGTCACGCACATTGTCCACGGTCTGGACTTTGCGGCCTTTCCAGACTCGATGCCATGCGGCCTGTTCCGGCCGCAACGTCTCGCCCGGCCGTTTCAACTCGATCAGGTAGTCAGAGCCGCGGAACCCCACGAGATAGTCTGGAGCGCCCTTCTGATGCCGGTCCCCGGCCGGGTCGATACGGAGCACGCTCGCGCCAACTTGTCGCCATGCCGCGACGATCTCCTTGTTGCCCTTGTCCTGTCTGGCGGGACGGTTTCGCCTCATCGATGCGCCCCTTTAGGGTGGTCATGTTTCACTCGTCGTCCCAGAATCGTTTTTTCAGTGGATTTCGTGAGGGTCAGAGACCCCTATTTTGGCAAGGTGCCCTTTGGGATGTCCGGAGGGGGTATACCGCTGGATCGTCACGGAACACCTGATGTTGGGCTAAATCGGTTTTGAGAAAGCCCGTCAGTATTGAGTTTCATTTTTCGAGATGGATGGGCGCCACGAGGCTGCGTGCACCGCTTACGGTGCTCGATTACCAGCCATGCCGCGATACGCGCCGCAATGACCGTCGGGGTGACTGGACCGTCCGGTTGCCAGTTCGGGCAATCCATCCAAGATTGCTTCTCCTGGTGGTCGCTGGGGACTTGTCTGGGGTCATCAGCGTCGCAGGACACCGCCCAGCCACACGAGCAGAAAGCAGACACGACGGGCAATTTCATCGTTCTCCTCCATCTCGCGGTCCCTCGATGCTCGCCCGGAGAAGCCGGGCCTGGAGGGAGTGGGCGTCGCGAAGCGTCTTGTGGGGTGGCTCAGGGTGCAGGGGTGGTTCCGCCTCCCGCTCGAGCCGGGCCAGGAGGCAGCCGAGACCGATGGCGACAGTGAGGCCAACCGCGAGCAGGAAGAGGGCCGCGAGGATGGCGGTCATGTCGTGCCTCCGAGCTCGCACTGTACGGGGTCCCGTTTTGCTGCCCCGTCTGCCTGGACCCAGCCGTTACCGAGCCGCGACGCAATGCGAGCTCCCGGCCCAGCGCAGTACGTCGCCTGGAATGCCGCGCGATCCAGGTTGGTCGTGACGATCGTTCGCTTTCCGCCGTCGAAGCGAGCCACAAGGGCGCCAATGATCCGGCTCTTGACGGTCGGTGTCTGAGGCTCGAGGCCGAGGTCGTCGAGCACCAAGACTTCGGCCTTCTCGAGGTTCTTCCAGAACGCCGGAAGAAAGAGCCCGTCGAAGGTAGACGGAGCGTGAACCCAAGCGCCAGAGAGCGGGACTGATCCGACCTGGCACTGCACGTCCCGAATCCAGTAGCCGTACCAAACGCCGTCGACGCAAGCCTTGTAAGCACCCTCTTCGGTTTCGTCGCAGTTGACCATGGCCGTGATCACCCGCCCTCGCGATCTCGCATCATGCGCCAAAACTGCCGCCGCGATACTCTTGCCGATCCGGGTGGGGCCGGTGATTACTATGAGTGATTCACCATCGCTCCAGGTCCGACAGGCCTTCTTGAGCAAATGGTGCTCGGAGCTGAAGTCCCGTGAGAGCATGAAGTCGGCGAGCGCTCCCGGTATCTGCATCGCTACGAGTCGTTCTCGGTTCATTGCGTGGCTCTCCGTGCTTCCTGTCGCGCCTTCCACTCCGCGTTACAGGGGTCATCCGCGTCGAGGTACTCACCCGTCTGGAAGTTGATCGCACCCGTGTAGCCGCGATCGTCATCGCCGCTGAAGTCACCGACAGGAAGAGCGCCCTTTCCGTTTCTATTTGGGCGAGCGAGGAGCTTGTTGAGGGCTTTTGAGCAAACGACGGCGAGCGGCTGTCCCCGCCAGAAATCGTCTTCCGGTACTCGAGCGAGCGCCTTTCTCACGTCGGCTTCGGAGAGCTTTGTGAGCGCTCGAGCGAGCTGGACGAAATCAGCCTTCGACTCGACGTAGGCGGTTTCCCCGATTTGCGGCCAGACCTCGTCCCGCCAGTAGGCGAAGAGCCGGCCGCTCGGCGAGTCAGCGTCCTTCCGTTTCGGCTTCGGGGGAGGAGGGGCGTTGGCCGGTAGTTGAGCTCCCTCCTCCCCCTCGGCCTTGGCGGGTCGGGCCAAGAGAGCGAGTTGATCGGATTCGTCCAGCCCTTCGAGCGGCGACCCCGCGGCTTCACTGCGGGTGTCGTCCGGTATGATACGATGATCGGGAATTTTTGCTGATGGGGTAGAGGCCGTAAAAGAAGCTTCTTCTGCTTCTGAGATCTGAGATCTGAGATCTGAGATCTGCTTGGACATGCTGAGCGCGACTGTTCGCGACATGTCGCGTTCTGTCGCTTCTCTCTCCCGTTTCGATTTAATTCGCTCAGCGTCACGCTCTTTCTTCCATTCCCGTGAGTATTTCTCACGGTATTTCGCGTAGTTAAGTAGCAACCACCCGCCATCAATCTCGGCGATCCGGCGCCCAGCGTTCTCTTTGCTGCGAGAATCGGGGTCAGAGGACAGGAATTTCGCGATCCCCTCCCGACAGTCGTCCTCGGGAACTCCAGCGAGCCGAGCGAGGCCAGGGATCGACCCGTGGACCTCGCCATTCTTGTCGGTGAGCGCGAGCATTGTGATCCAAGTGAGGCGAACCCCCATCGACTCACCCCAGATTGTCGACGTGAGAATCTCCGAGTCCAACTTCGTGTATCCGCTCATCAACCCACCTTCCTTTCGTCCAGGTCAGCCATCGGTCGGCACCTCCACGGTCAGGCGATTCGCGCGGGCAGCAGCACACCGGTATCGAGCACGCTGAAGTTTTCTCCGACGCGCCCTCTGTCCAGCGTCGTCCTGGGCCGCTATCACCTCGTCCAGGTATTGCCGGCGGGCGACATCCTCGGGGCGCTTCCGATCGTGGATCTCGGCCCAGCTCGATCCCGCGCGCGATCCAACGCCGTCGTAGAGTCCCTCTCGTTTCGCCCTGATCTCGGATCTACGCGGGGGCCGGTCCATTCAGCTCACCTCCGTCATGCGGATTTACTCCATAGGCCCAACTGCTCTCGGGTATAGGCAATGCGCTGCAAGGCGATAGCGTAGTACTTGGGGTCGCGTTCCCAGCCGACGAAGCGCCGGCCGAGGTGTTTGCACGCGACACCAGTGGTGCCGGAACCCGCGAACGGATCACAGACGAGTTCCCCAGGGTCGGTGAAGTCGCGAGTAAGCTCCTCCATCAAGGAAATGGGTTTCTGGGTCTCATGTAGTCGGGGAAACCGAGAGCAATTTGCATCTACGGAATGCATCAACCATCCTCGCTTACCGCCACCATTCCATCTCATACGCCCAGATGATCCATATGCAATCAGCAACGTCTCGAATCCAACCCCCGGCCGATCCCCGGTCAATTGAGGTTGACCGTTCGGCTTGACCCACACCATGGTGCGGATATATCGCGCGCCGCTGGACTCCAGATCGGCCCTCCATAGGTGTGAAGCCTCAATCTGGCAAAACACGACGATCCAACGCCGAGTGATACGAGACAACTGTTTAGCCGTTTCCTTCCTCACGTCAGCCGTCATCGCATCAAACCCAAGAGGCGCCATTCGGCATCCGCCGGTACGTGGATTATAGATACGTCTCCCCTTTGTGTGCGCCTCAGCCTCGTATGGCGGATCGCAGATCACATGATCGATCGACTTATCCCCCAGTGACGCCAGCCCAGTCACTGGATCTAGGCAGTCACCCAGATGGAGCACGTGGGATGTCACGCGATACCTCCCGTCTCGACGACCGCGGAACGCCGCCCCGAAGCGGGGTGCGGGATGACGCTCTGGAGGCACGCGGGCTCCCTCTGTTCTGGATGTTGCTCTCCGAGCACCATCCCTCTGAATGACATGCGAGTCTCATGCGGCGCGGCGGGTGGAGCAGGGCGTCGTTCACGCGGTCTCCCGGGAGATGGCATCCCTAATGGGCCAATCGAACCCGTAGTCGTCTCTCCGGAGCTTCACCTTGCGACCATCGGCGTGATGGAACACCACGCCCTCAATGGTCTGGCCCACAAGGAATGCTCGCAGCCCGTCAAAACTCCTGGGGCATTCGGGAATCACATCCGCACCATGCAGACGCAGTTGGTGTTTCGCCACGTGCTCGTGGTTTGCCCCGATTTTGGGGCCAATAGCCTCATATGTGCCGTCAAGCAAGTCCTCGGCCCAGTCCAGGCGAGCCGCTCGAATCCAGACGTCTTCGGGACGATCCGCACGAATCCAGTGCGGCCAATGTCCCGTGACGGGATCTGGATCGCCACAGGGAATAGCACCACCGGGAGGTATTCGGCCGTTCCGACAGTCGAGCCGAGCGTAGAGCTCGCCGCCTATAATCGCGCACGCGGTGCCGTCCCATTTTCGGGTGGCGATGCCTTCCCCCCGCGTGACCCACTCACAGCCCGGCGTAACCAGGGGTAATAGCCTGGGGGGCCGCTGACAGAAGTCGCGCTCAAATAGACAAGGGATCTTTTTCATGGCTGCCTTTCTCACACGCGCAAGTGGGGCCGAACGGGGCCTCGTTGTCCCCGCTGATTGTCGGCACCAATGGATCGGCGTCTAGATAGTAGGTAATGCGCCCTCGTACGGCCAACCTGCCGTCCGTAATAGAGCGCCCTGGCCCCGCGGGCGGACGGCAGTCGAAGTGCCACCGCGGCTCGTCAATCATCTCGCCGCGTCCTCTTTGGTTTTCCCGCCCGCCCTCGCCCTCCGCTTCGTCATCCACCCCGACGCGGGAAGACCAGTGACCCGTTCGATCTGGATGCGCAACTCGCCTCCGGGCTGACACTTTCCAGAGAGCACTCCCGAGATCGTCGGCTGCGCGTAACGGGTAGCCGACGCCAGTTCCGTCTGAGTGTACCGGTTGTCGGCCATCCATTTCTTGAGCTTCTTCAGCATACTCCCATCCTACCGGATCCGAAGAATTATTACAAATCCGATACCGCGCTTGACACGCTATCGGAATTCCGATAACGTGCTTGGCAGGAGGACGCATGGCGATATCCGATAGGCAGATTGAGGCAATCGAAGATGAGATCATCCGCGCGGTCGGGAAACAGGCCCGCTCATGACCACCCTCCTGGAAGCACTCCGCGACGGCGCGTGGGCTCCGCTGGTAGTCGTCATTGCCGCCATCGCGTTCGGTCTCTGGTACGTGGGGAGGGCGCCGAGATGAGACGCCCACCAATAGTGATCACCCTGGAGATGTACGAGGCGCTACAACAGGCCCGGCGCGAGGTCCGCCGACTTCCGGGAACGCGGCCCAAAACGGATGCGTCGATCAGTCGTCTACTCACACCATATGGATGCCTGCCGTTTCTGCTCACAGACGACAAGGAAGGATTCACCCAATGACATACAGCCGGTCGCAGTGCGAAGGACTCCTGAAGATGACTCTCTCAGAACTCGACGTGGTCAGCATAGAGGAGCCCGGTGTAGAAAGTGCGTGCATCGCGCTCAAAAATCATCTGAGGGCAGCTTTGCAGCTCTCCAGGCTAACGCTCGACGACGATCGTGCGATGGCGACGATAGTCTCCGCGTTCCGCTCGATTGCCACGATCACGGCAATCAACGTCTCCGTCCAGAGCGCCATAGAGGGGGCCGCGAAGCACGCCGGGCACTGGACCAAGGGCCGCCCAGACATCCACGATCGACGGCTCAAGGACATCCAGTCGAGCCTGGAGTCTTTCGCCTGCGCGTTTCTGGGGCTCACGCCGCCTGAGCCGGCAATCCAATGTGATAGGCCGATTCCACACGGTCACATCACCCGCTACGAACTCGCGAGGAAGCCATGATCCCCCGTCTGACCATCGTGGCGCCAGCGTATACCGGGCCGTTCTCCGCGTCTCTTCTCCGCGAACTTCGGACACTGGCCGGCATGAGTTCACAGTTTTTCGCAGTAGGGGACGACCCGCAGATCCAGTCGCGGCGCCTTCGAGCTCTTGTGGCAAATCAACAGTCGCCGCAAGCAATCGCCCTGATCTCCATTCGTCCCGACGCCGATACCGTGCGGCTATATAGCGAGCGATCCATCCCCATGGTGCTGATCGATGAGACGGCGCCGGGTGTCGCGAGTGTTGCCTGCGACAACTTCCTGGGCGGATACGTCGCCGGCCGACATCTGATCTCGAAGGGGCACCGCAGGGTCGCACTCGTCACGGGTCGAGTGACGGGTCCAGGAAGCTGGAACGCGGCGCAACGGCGTGACGGGCTCCGCAAAGCTCTCTCCGAACTTCACCTAGTTCCCGTCGTGCAGCACGAGACTCCTGACTACTCCGCGGAGAATGGATTGTCCGCCCTCCGGAATGCGCTTACGGCAGAGTCTACGGCCGTGTTCTGCGCATCGGGAGATGTCGTGGCGGGCGGAATGCTGAAGACCTGCCCCGATGTCGGAGTGGACGTGCCCAAGGGCCTTGCTGTAGTCGGATTCGACGATCTCGGCACAGCGGACCTGCTTGGGCTTACGACGATTCGCCAGCCAATCCATAACCTGTCAGAGGTCGCGTATAGAATGACGTGTATCACGCCTCGTGACACCATGGAGCGCCCTGAGCAGATTCTTCTCCCACCAACCCTGATCGAGCGAAGGACCGTATGAGAGACGACGCGAAGCATTCTCACGACTGCCAACCCGATCCGCATGGCGGAAGGAAGGATTCACCCAATGACATACAGTGGAACGCGCTACAGTCTAGACATATCCAGGATCAGTGGATTGGAGTCGAAGACACGAAGCGGATTCGTCAGTTACACGAGGAGATCCGAGATGCCCTCACCCTCCTCGACCCGGCGCGCCCAGAGGACGGACTACTGCCCGCGATCCGAGACATGATGCAGCAACTCACAAGTGAGCGCGAGGGTGGCAAGGTGGCGCTGGAGGAGTGCTGCCGCTGGGAGGGTTGGGTTCGGATTCTGCTCCACGCCTACGACACGGACAATCGCCCCAACGAGTTTCAGCTCGCGGACATACGCCATGCGTTGGCCGCGGCAGGAAAGGAGCTCGCCGATGGATGAGATCGACACCACCAACAAGTTCCACGTTTCAGCCGCGCGCGACGGCAGTCGCATCCAAATCATATTCCCGCCGCTTCTGCCGCTGTCAGTCGAGGACGCTCTCACTCTCGCTGCCTGGCTCGTCGCGGTGTCGGGCAATCGGGAGCGGTTCGACGAGATCTACGAGATCGTGCTCGAGGCTTGTCGGTGTCGGCATGAGCCGTCACCTACGCGCTGTAGCTCTAGAGATGTACATATAGTCAACCCGTAGCCAAGGAGACGCAATGCCGAGAGCGAAGAAGAGCCCCGTGTACATCGTGATCCTGCAGCGTGGTTGGGTGGTGGTGGGTCGGCTGTCCCAGGTTGGTCAGCGGATCGCGCTCACTGGGGCCAGCGTGATTCGCAAGTGGGGGACTACCCGTGGACTCCCCGAGCTGGTCAATGGGCCGTTACCGGGGACAGTCCTGGACCCGGCCGCGCTGGGAATCAAGTACCACGAGCTGACGGAGATCGCGCGGCTGCCGTGCGTGGAGGACAAATGGGCCTCGCACTGCCAATAGGCGACGAAGGACAGGCACTAATCGGCTGCGGCGACGGCGCCGGCTACGGCTACGGCTACGGCGCCGGCTACGGCTACGGCTACGGCTACGGCGACGGCGACGGCGACGGCTACGGCGACGGCTACGGCGACGGCTGCGGCTACGGCTACGGCGCCGGCTGCGGCTACGGCTACGGCGCCGGCTACGGGTGTTGACTCTTGGTCCTGTCGCGAACAACGGGTTCTTCGACGCGACCGGAACCGCCCGGGAAGGATAGGCCTTCCCGGGTTTACTCACTGGAGGACGCATGACCCGCCTCGAAGACCCGACCTCCGCAAACGTGCTCGCGTCTCCGGGTGGCCTCGGTCTCCACCACCTGCTTCGGGAGCTCGCCCCGCCCCCGATCAGGAGAGCGCTGGAGATTACGGATCGACTTGAGGAGCTCGATCCGTCGCTCATGAAATGGCTCAACGCGAGCGATGCTCCACGCTGGGAGAATGCACCGAAGGTCTCAGACGACGACCACGTGGAGATTCGCGCCCTCTTCGACGAGCTGATGGAGATCGTGCATACCTATGTGACGTATGCGCGCTCGAAGCCGCGTCCAGGGTGCTCGACGAGCTCCCGCTCGACTGGGAGGATTTCGAGACGGCCGTGAAGGCTGCGTGGGACGTAGTCAGGCAGTTCGCCCGGGAGATTTTGACAGGTACGTGGACCCACAGAGATTAGCAAAGGAGACGAAGATGACGAAGACGCTGAAGAAGCAGAAAAGTGAACGCTGGGCGATTGTTGGACACGGGCCGTATGGGCTCAGCTACGGCCTAGTGAAGGACGACGACGCCAAAATCGTGGCTGACAAATCGGTCCGGCTGTATCGGGCGAGAAATATTCGCCTCTGGTACGGGAAGCGGGGCGGGATCACCTCGTTGGCGGCGTTCGGGCCGTGTGGCCCGAAAATGCAGGACAGTCGGATCGGGGCTGAGATCAGTTCAATGTTGTTGCTCGAAGTGAAGGCTATACATGACTGCACTCCGGAGGCGGTCGCCGCGTTCGCCACGTTCGCGGCGATCGAGGTGACGTGATGGGAGCCGGAGACGGAGAGGGAGAGGGAGTCGGATCCGGATCCGGATCCGGAGACGGAGAGGGAGAGGGAGTCGGATCCGGCTCCGGATCCGGAGACGGAGAGGGAGAGGGAGAGGGATCCGGATCCGGATCCGGAGCCGGAGACGGAGAGGGAGAGGGATCCGGATCCGGAGACGGATTCGGAGCCGGATCCGGATTCGGAGACGGAGAGGGAGTCGGATTCGGAGCCGGAGAGGGAGAGGGAGAGGGATCGTGACCGAAACTGAACGACGAGAGGCATGGCTTGCTGCCCGACGCGAGGTGGTGACCGCTACTGGTCTCGCCTCGATCATGCGGCTGCCCGACGCCTACGGTTCACCTATGGGAGAGTTCCTCGAGAAAAAAAACAGGGTCGATCGCAAGGACGAGCCGATCGAGCGGATGATCTGGGGCCAGCGATTGCAGCAGGCGATCCTGGTCGGGTACGCCGAACGTGAGGGCCAGCCGATCGACCTGGCCGACGAATACGAGCTGGCCCGATCCGCGACCTGCAAGTACCTCGGCGCATCGCTCGACGCACGACTCCAGGGAGGAGACCGGCGACCAATCGACGCGAAGAACGTCGGCTATCAGGACCCCGCCGCGTGGGGCGAGCCCTACACCGACCAGATCCCCACCCACTTCAACGTTCAGTTACACGGTCAAATGGAGGTCACCGGAGCACCGATCGCGGATCTGGCCGCGCTATTCGGGGGCAATCGACTGGTGATCTATCGCGTCGAGCGCGACGAGGAAGTGATCGCAGCGTGCCGTGAGGCCGCAACGAACTTCTGGGAGCGTCACGTCATTCCCGACATTCC